GGAAAGTTCGTTCTGTATGTCAGTAATAGCATTATTGGAATGAACTTCAACATACTCCCATTGGCTATTCTGATAACGATAGAACTTGCCATCATCTGCCGTTTGAACTAAATCACCGAACGATGGGCTAGTATAAGTAGTTGAAATATCTGCGTATGTAGCAACTGGTGCAAGACGATTAATGATGTTAGAATCTCCTGCTGTTTGTGCATAGTCTCCTTGATTAGTTGCGTATGCAGCTGCATTGTTAGCATTTGTAGTAGCAGTTTCAGCATTTGTTTTAACTGTTTCTGTTTCATTAAACAATTCTTGTAGTAACGTGTATTCATTGTCACTTGTGATTTGTTCAGCTTCACCAATTGACTTTATAATTGAGACCTTCATTCTCTTAGTTGAGATACGTGTCTCATTATCTGTACTGAAGAAACTTATCTCTAATTCTCCATAACCAGAGACTTTCATTTCCTCTGTACCAATTTCATAAGTCACTTTGTTATCAGCAACTTCTAATAATCTTGAAACAACTTTATGATCTGGTCTTTTATAGTTAACTACAATTCTTCCAATGTTAGAATAATCAACATCTGTTCCGTTATCCTTAACAATAAATTCAATGATATTAGTATCATTTTGAATAAATTGAGGAAGTGGTATATACGCATTTTGACGTAAATCAACTGTAATTGTACGTACATTTGAAGTGTTCAAGACTTATCACCTTCCTTATAAATAATAAAAACGGAAGTCGAAACTAATCTGAAAATTAGTCGCTCCCGTTATCTCAAAGTCATTAATGCCTTTAGCTAAAGTTATTAATTTTCGATTTGTGTTGCCGAATATACTTAGTCCATCTTTTCTAAATCGAATACCTTCCAATTCAATAGTTTCATAAGAGAATAATTCCCCGTACAATATCCATTCATCACCTGTAGTTAAATTCTTTATTGAAACGTCTGATTCTACATCACCATAGAAGGTGATTTTCAAGTAACGCTCCCTCGGATCTATGTCCACATCTCCGTCATTCCACACTGAGAAGCTAGAAGTGTCAAACTCATATTGCACAGGTGGATCACTAAAACTTTGTTCTTCAACCTGTAACATTTGTCCGTGTTCAGGTGGGTTTAATGTCGTACCAATTGACTCAGCATAAGCACTATCTGAAACTAAACCAATAGTGAAACTTCCCATCACTTGTGCAACACGTTTTAGGTTGTAACTTCCTTCAGTTCTTACCTTCCATCTCTTAATGGGTTCAGCGTCATTAATTACATAAAACCATTCTTTAGAGTTAAATAATCTAAACACTTCATTCCTTCGTTGACGGTAATCTAAAGAACTGTTGGATATGAAACTACCTTCAATCTCAATTGTTCTACCGTTGTATTGACCCCCATAATCTAAAAAACCATCCCTATAAGGAATGGTTTCAGTGTGGCTACTATATTCAGGTGAAAGAGGGTTGAAGGAATTGATTACAATACCCAACTCTTCCATGTCGTAAGTAGTGCCATCTTGTTTTATAATTTTAAAATTACTGTAATTCACTATCCTTTTAACCCTCCTTCAATTAATTTATCTTGGAACATATCCCAAAGCATGTCTCTTAGTTTCTCTAATTGCTCTGGATCACTAATATTAATATTCGCACCTTTCAAGAAGCCTTCAAACATACGAGCAAAGTTGTAAGTATCTCCTTCACGGTATGATGAATTAGAGACAGATTGTTGACCATTGGTATTAGGGTTTACTTTCTTACCTTGATTGTCATATGCAAGTGCTTCAGGTATAGTTGCTTTACTCATTTCATCCGTTGCCTTAATGATTGAGCCAACATTCTTTGACATTCCTTCTGCAATACCTTCAGGAATCCATTTACCTACTTCATCTCTCATTACTCTTGATGGTGAATGAATACTTAAAGCACCTTTAATTTTATTCTTAATACCATTCGCAATCTCAGATGCTTTGGTATATAGAGCTTTTGCTTTAGCAGTTATACCATCTAATAAACCACCGATGATATCTTTACCAATCTGTTTTAGATCAATGCCTTGGAAAAATTCCATTACATTAGACCAAATTGATTTAATGTCATCATAAAGATCACTAAAGTATGCAGAAGCACCTTCCCATAACTTCTTAAACACATCTACAAGGGCATTTTTAATCTCAGCACCAATATCCTTAAGACCTGAAAACAGTTGTTTAAAGATATCGATTAAACCACCTAGCAGAGATTTACCAATGTCGATAAGACCGTCTAATACCCCTTGCCAATCTCCAGTGAATAAAGATGAGAACGTCTTAACTAATCCAAGAATGACATTTAAAGTTGTGTCAAATACTGATTTAATAACATTCCACGCTGTTTTTACCACAGATTCTAAAATAGGGAATATCTTCTTAAATATCTTTTGAAGAGTGTCTAATGTTGCGGAAATAATTTTACCTATAAATTCAAACACATTCTTTGTAGCTTCTTGAATCTGTTTTCCATTTTTATCCCAAAACTTACGTATCTGAGTGAGTTTTTCATTTATGTACTTAGATACAGTTGCTAATACTTTTTGAATTATTTTCTGTATGAATTGGAAGGATGTTTGTAGAACTGTTTTTACTGAAGCTAGAACTGAATGTACCTTTTTCCTAAAGTCTTCATTTTTCTTATAGAGCATTACAAAGATTGTTCCTAGTCCCGTCAAGGCTGCCACTGCTATCCCTATCGGCCCAGTGAGAGCAGTTAAACCTATTTTCAACACATTTAGGACTCCACCAGCATTAGCAATAGCTGTAATAATTGGTGAAAATACTGATGTTAAAGCACCGATACCACTAGCCATTTGACCAATAAACCATATGATAGGTGGAATTATTGCCCCTACACCTGCAAAAACTGCTGTTAGTGACTTTGTGGCAGGTTCTAAATTCTTGAACCACTCAATACCTGTTTGAACTGCTGATGAGACTTTAGGTAACCATTTTTCAGCTAACTCAGAAACAACAGGCATTAATTGAATACCTATCTGCGTTGCAACATTAGAGAAGGTAGCCTTAGTTTCATTCCATTTTTCCTTAAACTTTTCAGCCTTACTCAAGTCCTCATTACTAATTACCTGAGCCTTCCCTTTCATGTTATCTAATTCCTCATTGGTCTTGTTTAAGACTGGCACTAATTCTTCACCTGTCGTACCTAGCAATGCGCTAGCTAATGCGTTACGTTTCGTGGTATCTTCCATGCCTTGTAATGACTTTATTGTTTCATTAAAGATTTGCTCTTGTGACTTCATCTTCCCACTAGCATCTGTAACTTTAACCCCTAACTCGTCAAACAATTCAGCACCTTCGCCAACACCTTTTGATGCGTCCATTGCCCTTTCGCCTAAGGCTGCCATATCACCACTAGCTTCTTCCATAGAATAACCAGTGCTTTTCATAACATGATCCCACTCTTGGAAGCCTTTCTTGCTCATTCCAGTGATTTGTGAAAACTTATTGATCTCACTTGTGGCTTCAGTAGCTTTTGCTACCAACCCCCCAACAGCACCCGTAGCAACAGCAACACCAGCAGACATCTTACCACCAATACCACTTAGTTTAGATCCAACACCTTTGAAACCTTCACTCACATCAGATAGCTTGTTATTAAGTTTGTTCCATTTACTTGTTTGCTTTTTAATAGCATCGTTAGTGTCGTTCAATTGACTTTCAACTTTGTTCATTTTGTCAAGTGCTTTGTTGTAACGAATAGCAAGGTTTTCAGTTTCTTTAGCGTCTTTACCTTTACTTTTGACACTTTCCTTGTACTTACGTTGTAACTCTTCAACTTTCTTTGAATGTAGTTTAAATTGATCGGTTAAATTCTCAGACTTTGCTTTCAATCCATCTAAACTATCTTCAAATCCCTCTGTACCTGAAGAGGTGGCTTTAAACTCCGACTGTAAACCTTTTAGTTTTCGATTAATACTTGTTGTACTTTGTGTAAACTGTGCTGAATCAATTGATAAATCAATCTTTAAAGGACTCAATTCTGACATCAATACCACCTCCTCTTAGTCTGGTATTATTGCGTCTAACTCGTCAGCAGACATCCGTCTGGAATTTTCATCTTGCTTATACACTTCAAAGAATCCATGTATATCCATCTCGTCAATGTCATTCATTGTGTATCCTTGTTCCATAAGATCCTTATATAGTTTCATGAGTGATTTATAAGGATCGGCATTTAGTTTTTTGCTCCACCTGAATTTCCATCTGGGTTAATTACAGCCTTCAATACGTTTTGAATTTCAGTTAGAATTTCATCTCCATAAAGACCATCGTAGAAATCATCTACAGAGAACTGGTTATCGAACACATCACAAACATGTTCAACCATTTCATCTAGTGTATCTTCGCCAATAACACCATCTTGTGTTAACTTTGCATTTAATTTAAAAGTCTCACGTAGCATACGACCTCTAACTCGTGGTGCTTTATAAGATTGTTCGTTACCTTTTTCATCTCGCAATGTGATTTTAATTGCCATTCATTCATACCTCCTGATTTTTATTAAATAAAAAAGAGACGGTAAAGACCGCCTCAATCAATTAAACCGTTACTGTGTTAGGATAAACAGCCAAGAACCATTCATCTGTAATCATTGGATCAGCAGAAGAATCGTCTGAATCAATTCTTGCTCTCCATTTACCGCTACCGTTATCGATAAATCGCCCTGTAATTGTTACATTTTGATACTCTGTAGAGTCTGTTTTAGAAGTATAAGACTCCTCAGGAATAGTAAGCATTCCTTTATAAAGCCAATACTTACGTTTAGCACCATTAGATTTAGTAGCTTCATAACCTAAGGCAAAATAAGTGTTACTTGTCGTACCACTATCTTCAATTACCCCATCAGTATTCTTAGTTTCGCCACTAATAAGTTCATACGCTTCAGGATCAAGATCATTAACTGTGAAAGACAATTCCACTTCACTTAAATCCTTTGTCATATCGACCATTTTGTTGTCACCATATTGTTTTGAAAAGTTAAATGATGGTGTAACTGAGGCTTCAACTGAACCTGCAATTTTGACTGGTGCTGCATATGTTCCATCATCGTTCATCTTTGCGATATGTAGGTTTTCTAAACCTGTGATATATCCTGACATTATTTATTCCTCCTGTGTTATTCAAAATAAAAGAATCGGATTGCCTTATGAAATCTCTCGGTATCCGACTCGTATAAATCTGCTTCAGAAATTCTTGTGAAGCCTGCATTATTCAATTTTTCTTTCACTTGCTTTACAATATCGTCGTAGTAAGTATTCGACCACACATCAACTTGAATTGAATGTCTAGTCTGTATCTCCTTATTGTCAGCGTAACTGTTACCATTTTGATTGTATTCAAAAAAGGTTATGTACCTAGTTGGACGATCACCTAAATGCTTTTGCCAATAAACAGGAAGATGATTGCCTTCAGAGTCAGTAATTTGACCATCTAAAGTAGAAAGTATTAAATCAATCATTTGCTCATCTCCTTATTAATGACATTAACCATTTCATTTCTTGCACCAGTTAAACTATTCTCAAATGTTCTTGCAGTAAAAGGATTTGCTGCTTGATTTTCTGTTCCCCACTCTACAAACATCATATAGAAGTGGTCTTCATCAAAACCAATCTTAACCCCTTCATCGTCTTGTACAACGATGATATGGTCTGCTGCATGATCATTCGAGTCGCCTTTAGGAGTGTTTTGTTTAAGTTTATCAGCAAAATAATTACCTGCCTCTAACTCAGCCTTTCTCCTTATCTCATTACCTTTAGCACCTAACTCTTTAATTTGTTTTTGAAGTTGTTCCATACCGCTAACATTTAACAAATTACACCACCTCTTTCGCAATGATGGTAATAGTTTTATTAAGTTCATCGTCATTAGTGAGAGAAACAATATCATAAGTTCGATTCTTAAACTTCACTTTCATATCGCTATCTAATCCACTTGTATAACGAATTACAAACTTGATATTCAATGTTGAATAGGTTGCTGCTGCTTCAAACTCTTCAGTTCCTTTCATGGTTTTAACCATAGCCCACACAGACTTAATAGTTACGTCTTCGACTACTGGCCGACCATTCTTCTTAGTTTCTTGGTTTTTAATGAAGGTAATTCTATGCCTTAATAATCCTGCATTCATTACACTTCATCCTCACTATAAGTAAGTTTAAGTTGACCTAATAACGCTTCGACTGTATAAGGAACTTTATTTTTACCATTATTTGAAGCAAGTTCACGATTCTCATACCAATTAGATACAAGAAGTTTAACAACCATTTTTGCCCGTTCAGGAATACTGTTACTAAAGGTGAATCCAGTACCTTCTTTTACATACTCATCAGCAGTAACTAATAAAGAAGAAAGTAAGTCATCTTCAAAATCGTCATCTAATTCAATACGTAGATACTTTTTCATTTCATTTAAAGTCACTATCATTATTTATCACCGCTTTTATTGGTGTTTCGCTTGGATTTAACCTCCTCAGCATATTCTGCTTTGATAAGATCATCAGCTAGTTCTTTCTTAACTTCTACAACCTCACCAATAGAATAAGAAAAGTTTAGCCCAGCGATATTTTCTTTAATTTTGATTTTCAAACTAACACCACCTTATTACTTAAATAATAAAGGGACGGATTAACCGCCCCATTAGTTATTATGCAGATGCCATCTGTAGAACTTTAACAGCTTCAGGAAGTGCTAATTTACCATCTACACGTTCCATTCCACGGAAACCAACTTGACCTTGGTCAGCATACTTTTCATTTAGACGAGTAAATACTCGGCTAGAACGGTCTCCAATGTGGTAATAAGAGAAATCACCAAACGCTAGTACATTCGCATTTAACGCAACCTCTGGTGCATATTCAGTTGTTTCAACTGGACGACCAAGGATTTTATCAGGCTCTCCACCAAGACCTTTCTCCCAAATGTAGTTGTTTTCAGAGTCTTTCAGTTTGCGAACCGCTTTAACTGTAGAGTCATTAGCTACAAACGTTGCTTTTTCACGGTAAGCACGTGGTAAAGAGTAGTAAAGGTCAATGATTTCATCTGCTGTGATAGCAGAACCACTTGATGCAGTTACACCTACTTGAGCATCCACAAATACACCTGTCGGTTTCTTAACTCCATCACCATTAACAAACGCTGCTTCTTCAGCTTTAGCTAGAGATTGAGCGAATGCCAATACAAGGTGTGCTTCTAAGTCAATACCTGTGTCTTGTAGTAGTTCTTCAGAAACTTTGATAATACGAGTAAGTTTGTGTGCAGAAATAGTGATTTGACCGAATGTTTCATCAGATTCATTGTAAGCACCATTCTCATCAGTCCATGCTGCTTCTCCACGATCAAGTACAATAGGAATATCAGTGTCATTGTCAGTTGTAATAACTGTACCAAGACGACGCATGATATTCATTTCTTCTAACTTCTTAACTAATTTATCACGGAATGATTGAGGTACAGTATAACCGCCTCCACTTGCACTACCAGCAGATAGTGTACGTTGTTCATCAGCGTTTAGATTTCCACCTTGAACGAACTTATAGAACGCTCCACGATATTGTACATCTTGATTTTGTTCACGTTGTTCCATATTTACAGCCTCTTTCTGTTTCGTTTTGTCTTCTAGTTCACGCTCTTCTTCAGCATCGAACTCAGCTTGAATCTCAATTTGTTGTTTAAGAGAACGATATTCTTTCATTTTTTCGTCTGCTTCTTCACGTTTTTTCTCCTCATTTAGAGAACGTGCTTGTTCTAGTGCCTCACTTGCTTGTTGTTTTAATTCATCAATTTTTTGCATTATTAATTCCTCCAGTTATTATTTTTAGACATTAAAAAAGAACTAGATATTCTCTAGTTCAATCTCGATTAACTGCCTTTGCAGTTCTAATTCTTCTTCATTTTTTCGATTTTCCTTAATTCTGTTACTACGCTCTTCTTTCACTTCACGACAACGGTCACTTACAACACTTTCTGTGTCTTGATAAGCTGGCTCAGTAACCACTGACACATCTGAAATTCTTTCAATTTTTCTAATGGTATGTAGGTCATAACCTCTGTCACTATCGTCCCAATCAATCTCTACTGCATCTGTATCACGGTAATCTAAGAACATGGCAAAAGAACATTTATTCACTATTCCAGAACGCATATTTGCCATTAAATCTTTAGCATAAGAAGTATTTGTAGGCTTGAATTTAAACTTTAGACCAATATCGTCAACCTCTAAAGATAAGCTTCCTTCACCTTCTGATACAGTATTTCGAGCCATAATCAAACTACGATCATGATTAAACAAAGCGACAACATCACTAAAGTCAGTGTTTTCAAGTGCTTCACGCTTAATTGTTTCTTTAAATGGGAAGAACCCACCGCCTAACACTTCAGACCATCGATCAAACTTTAAAGCATAACCAGTTATGTAATCATCACTATCTTCATTCTCAGCACGAAACTCAACCTGAGAAGTAATCTGACGAATCTCTTTATTACTCAATATTTTCACCCCCTTCATTTGAAGGATTACTATATTGATCTCCAACCTTATCAATTGGGATAGCATTACCATTCATAATAAGAGTATCTGCATTTGGATGATCAATTCTAGGATAGTTCTCATATTTACGACCTTCATTCCTTGAAATAAATCCATTATTAGCCATAAGTTGAAGGTACTCAGCTCTTTCTTTTGGAGAACTTCTTAAAATACTATCTACATTAAATCGAATGAAATAACCTTGTTCCTTTTCTTTTTGTGTAAGGAGTTTATAGGTCATTTCTTGCTCATACATCTCTAATATTGGTTGTAATGTATCAACATAAAATTCTTTTTGTTGCTGATAAATATTAGAATGAGTAGCACGATCCAGTGAATTAATTTGGTGCATCTTCACTCCAAACGCTGCCGCTATTTGTTGCATTGTTAATTGATTTAATTCTAAGAATTGAGCATCTACCATTGAAGAATTAATTGGCTGAAAGTTAAATCCAACTGGTACAGGTAGAATCTTACCTGCATTCTTAATTCCTGATGACATACGCTCAAAACGTTCTCTCATACCTTTTTCCTTACCTTCAGGAATATCAGCAGTGTATTGTAGTAATCCTTTCGCAAACAGACCACCTTTAAAATAGTTGTTCACAAACTGTTGACCACTTTGAGCATTTTCAACTAAAGTTTTAAGATATTGTCGAACTGGCATACCTGTAATTCCATTTGGTGTCATACCAACAAACCTTAAAGCCTTGTCATCTTTGAACTTATACTCATTACCATTATCATCTTGGTACACATACCAAATAGCATTTTCTTTATTAATAATGCCTGCATTGTCATAGTAAATGGTTACTTTACTCATATCTAATGGATATAAAGCTCTTACACGTCCAGCATGTCGCCCTCTTTCTTTAGTATCAATGTAAACAACACTAAAACCATATTCATTACGTTGATATTCAACCATTTTCCAAAAAGAAGATGAGGACATGTAAGGGTTAGGTCTAAGTTTAAGCAATTCATAAAGATAATGACCATTACCCTTAGATACTCCATTGTCGGTTTCTTGGTGTAGCATTAATGGAAGTTTGCTTATACTGTCACTCATAACTCTCAGACATGTATAATAAGTCGCTTCTGTTGCTGCATTATCACTTAATCCACCTATATCAATCCCTAATAATTGAGCCAACTCAGGATCTTTTGTGGTATAGGTATTTGTGCTTCGTACCTCTGGCTTTCTAAATAGCCCCAACTACGTCACCTCCTTTTCTTTTCGTCATCAGGAGGAACTATTACAAAATAAACTCCTGCAATTAAAAAACACGTTGCTAATACAAAGATTGAGGCTACAAAACTAATAAATAAAGTAGCGACAACCAATAGCAACATGCCTACGATTATCAAAATATCCGCTATATTGTTTTTAATTTTATTCATAATCACCATCCCAAATTGTCTAAGTAATCATCATCTAATAATTCCTCATAATTAATTTTGCTATCTGCAGTATCTATTACCGCAATTGATAGCCCCATTAACATTGCAATAATACCGTCAATCCTTCTATTTGATCCGCCTTTATCAAACTTCTTCAAACCAGAAGGGTTTTCTATAACCTTTGTACCTTCAGCCATCCATTTCATAATTGGATTATTGTTATGTCTTAACTTTCCATCAAACAATAACTCATAAAAACTATCGATTGCTGGTGACATAGATGTGTATCCTTGACCAAAGTCGATAACGTTGAATCCATCATCCTGTAAATCGGCTATAATACCTTGACTTCCCCATCTGTCAAAAGCAATTGCTTGTATGTCAAAGTCTTTAGCACACTCATTTATTACCTGTCTAACATACCTAAAGTGTACATAATCACCTTCAGTAGCATGTAAGAGTCCTTGATTGGCATATGTCGAATAATTAAAACGGTCTCTTTTACCATGATCAATCAACGTTTCAGCAGGCTTGAAGAAGTGAGGTATAACAAAATACTCTCCATTTACTTCAAAAACCATCACAAAAGCTGTAACGTCCGTTTTTGTGGAAAGATCCAAACCTGCCCAACATTTCATGCCTTTTAAGTCATCAATGTTAAATGGAAGGTTGTTAGGTTTACTATCCCATTTTCTCATGTTGATAGCTTCTTCATTTTCCATCTTCACATGTTGGTTTAAGTACATACGTCTAAATGTAGCTTCTTCAGAAGGTATTTCTTTTGCTCTCTGAGCCAAACTCTTTAACTCATCATAGTTACGAAATACCCCTAGTGCTGGATTGGCACGATACCACTCATCTTCATCTAGAACATCACAATGGTCATTTGCTTCAAAAATAGCAGAATAGAACGTATCGTCTTCTACTTGACCACTTGCTACCTTCTTAGCATAAAGATAAGTACGATACTCAAGGTTGTATTCATTCTGACCATTACTTGCCGTGGTTATCGTAAGCATTAGAGGCTCAGTTCTTGTTCCCATTGAAGTCTTTAATTTTGAATAAAGTTCATCAGATGGGGCTTCGTGGGTCTCATCTTGACACGCTATGTAACAGTTATAACCATCTGCTTTAGATGCGTCAGAACTAATTACTTGAAGGAAACTGTTAGTTGATTTCCTAAGTATTTTCTTACGACTATCAACGATTCTACAATGTTTCTGTAAGACGCTATTAGTCTCAATCATGTTCTTAACCGTATCAAACAAATGGTTTGCTTGATCACGAGAGTTAGCTGCAATTATGTATTCAGCACCATATTCATCATCACAAAATAATGAATAAACAAAGATACATGCTATAAGGAAACTTTTACCATTCTTTCTAGGTAAAAAAACTAAACCCTTCACGATATCTTCTAGTACCGTCAGGATTTTTCCAACAAAGTAAATCACAAAGTATTTTCTTTTGAAAGTCTAAAAGTTTTATCTTCTGTCCTTTTTACCTTTGTCTAAGTTTAATTTCTCGATAAACGTTATAACTCTTTTTTCTTCTTCATAATCATACCAATATTTCTTGTTACTCAAATCACCCACCTCTACTTGTTAATCATGTCTTCTAATTCATCATCTTCTCCGTTACCGTTCACAACTAATTGCTTGAGTTTATGTCTTTCTTTAGGTGTTAAAGAAAACTCTTTAATAAAGGATAGCATTGATTTCATTGCATTATTCGCAATCGATATTTCGGGTATCTGTTGCCTATAACCAGAATTAGTTGTAAAGCATAGATCCTTATTTTTTTTAATAGCCTTTTCAGCATCTACCCATCTTTGATAGTTGGCACAAAGACTACCTAAAGCTATTTCATCTCCTGATTTCCATTTACCGTCTTCAATTAGAACATTTGCAATTTGTTCGAATTTTTCTTTTCCTTGTGCTTTTAGAAAAGTAGGTGCTTTTGGTATTTCATTGTTTTTATCCATTCTGCCCCCTCCCCCTTTCGTCTTTTCATGTAAACCACCCCTATTGAAATTACAGATTGTTGCACAGAAGGC